ACCAGTGCTTATGTTTTATAAGGTAATTCAACAGTTTTTCACCTGTACTCGTATTAAGTTGGTTAGTTGGATTGCTTACACGAGCAATGTAAACAATAAATTCTTCAGGTGTCAACGTTTCTCCAAGCGTATTTAACGGCTTAGTTACAGCGATCAATTTAGTTTTCATTCTGATGATGGGTCGATTTCTTTTATATTATGATGTATAAATTTACTTAAATAAGATCCAAGTGAGTCTGCTTCTTGCTGATTATTTGCATGAATAAGAGGCGGTATTGGTTGCCCATTTAAGTCGTACCCTAGAATTATAAAGCTTTTTAAGAATTCTTGACAGGTGACATACATTGCTTCAATTTCATTTATCTGTTCTTTCTTTTCATTACTTCTAGCCAATCTAACTAACATTGCATCTCTAATAACTTTTGCAATAGCAGGATCTAGTTCGGATTGGTTAGAAACTTTTTCTGATTCAACTTTTTTTGCTTTCTTTTTAGACAAGCTCTCATCTTTTGGTTCGTCACTAGCCATGTAGTTATTTAAGTGAACTGAATGGGTTTTTCTTTGCGTCATTATTAATGCCTTTTTCAATTAACGATGAAACTACTATTTCAATACTTTCAGTCTTTAAATAGGTACCTTTTTGAAATTTATTACCTCCGTCATCAATTTCAAACAAAACTTCATTAACTTCATTTTTGTTAGTGAAACAAGTAATGTATACTGAAGATACTCCAGGGTCAATTAAAACTGTCCATCGTCTTGGGTCGGTTTCACTATAAGCATTAAAAATTTTGAATACTACAAAACCGCAATCTTTAAGTCTTTTAATAAAGTACCCAGCAGTTTTAATTTTATTATTCGTTTTCTTTTCTCTAAGAGTCACTTTAAAATCTTGACGCATATTCATATATAAAAAAGTTTTTTAATTAATCAATGCAGAAACAATATACGTTAGTTTAGTTTTATCTCTCAAAAGTACTATTTTAAGTACCCCTAACGTAAGATTTACAGCAAATTCAATATTTTGGCACTTATTAAAATTAATAAGTCTAAAAGTTTCAAAATTGATCGGCAATGTCTTAGTTAATGCAGTACCAGTAAATTCATCACTAAGAACGCATTGAAAATTATCTGAATTATGTCTGCTCTTGTCACCTAACTCCCCGTAAACTTTATTGTTCTCAAAAAATACGTATAGCTTATTTGTTTCGGTAGTAAAAGATGCACCTTTAAACAATGATGATAGCTTTTGCTCGTTAACTTTAAACGTAGTGTCAAACTTAAGATCATTTATCTTCTTTACGTTAATGGATGGCACTTTAATAATACCTTCTTCAAGCAAATGAAAAGTAAACTTAAAGTTATCGCCAGCGTACTTTATATTGTTAGAATTAACATCTAATTCTAAAGCATCTCCTTCAACACATTCAAGTACTCTTACTAGCTTCTTAATATCAGGGATATTAATACTCTTATCTCCTTCGCATTCAGATTCAGTCTCAGAATACAATACCAAGGTAGCATCTGTAAATGCAGTTAAACTACTAATTTTATCCTTTTCGACTTTTAGTACTACCTTATCATTGAGATTAGAAATAGGTCCTAAAATATTAGCAATAAAATCTTTCTTACTTGCTATCTTTAATTTCATCTCTTATTATAAAAGACGTTATACGGTTAAACCAGTATCTTTTTTTTTGGGTTCTGAAATAATTTTTAAGATCTTATCTAACTTTTCTTCAATTTTTGTAATTCTTACATTAACCTTCTCTACCTCAGCAATAATGTCTTCGTATCTTGTCTTTTTGTTAAAATCTAATTCTAACTGACCGTCGTTTTGAACAGGTTGTTCAGGGGGAGGGTTATAAGGGATATTTACTATAGGTTGCTGAAACGGTACCTGAGGGATGTTAATAGCATTTAAAATAGGTACGTCTGGCTTAACTGCTGGTGCTCCACGCAATACATTACCTAGTTCTTTTTTTACTTCATCACTTCTTTTAACGAGGGTACTGGATGACCCGATAATCGAGTCATCCAGATTCTTTAAGCCAGCATATGTGGCCCCCATTAGGCTAATTAATAAATCTCTGTGATCCTTTTCCATTAAGTGTTATCCAAATCAATTTGATCTAGCAAGCTTTTAATTTCATCGTCATTATTAGATAATGTAGCGTTTGCAGTACTTGCAGGCTTTGGCTTTTGAACTTTCTGCGGAGCAGGTGCAGGAGCAGGAGCAGCTTCAGCTACTTCATCCTCAACCTTGCAATAAAAATGCTCTGTAAGCATTTTACGAAGTTCATCAGAGCTCTTAACTGTAAAGACCTTATCAAGCTCATGAACGCTATCATAAATCTTCTTTGCCTTCGTATCATCCATCTCTGGAATAGCTGTAGGCATAGAAAACTTCGATGAAACGTAGCTTGGATAATCACCCTGCTTTTCAACCTTAATCTTAAGATTGACTCCGTTCAGGCTCAAATCAAAGATACGAGGACCAAAATCTTCTGCCTCTTCACCGTCGATTGCATCAGAGATAATCTTCTGAAGTTGCTTACCGTAACGGAGAATCTTTACCTTACCGTTATTTTCCGGGGTAACTGGATCGTTTACAACATAAACGTTTACAAGCCACTTCTCGCTACGACCGATAGCCTTAGCCTTTTCTTTTTCAGCTTCAGTACCGGTACGAAGAACGCGGTATCTTTCTTCAGCGATAGGATCTCTCTCATTAAAAGTCTGCAAACTTAGAGCAGATACATACTGTCCGCTAGAAAAGCTAACCCAACCATGGGTATAAAAATGAAAAAATGTCTTCTTAGGGTCCTTAGTAAAAGGAAGAAGTCTAACGGTGTAAGTGTTACCTGGCTCAGTCTTAATGATATCATTAAGACCAGTGCTGTTATTGTCTTGAGCAAGAGCATTCTTGATACTCTGGAATATCGAACTGTTAATTGATGTAGTCATATTAAATTAGGTAGATTTTAGTTTATTGTTTAGTTTTTCATAGATCAAACTGCAAAGTTTTTTTGCTTTTGAGCTACTATAGTATTTTGTTCTGTAAAAATTTAGATTTTGAAATGTTTCTCCGAAGACAAAGTCTTTTATCTCTTTGTCGTATTGACTTATTATTTTATCAACGTTCCTGAAAATAAAAAGAGGGTAAAGTGAAATTTTTCTATCTTTTAAATGCAGCAAAAAGTCATGAAACTTATTATTTTCACTTAAGAATGACGCATAATCATCTAGTGTTATGCCTTTTTCTTTACAAAAATAAAAGATAAACTCAAAACTATCTTTAATCTTCTGTATAGATTGATCGTGATCAGGCTGCTCCATCAAAAACTTGTTTTGATAGGTGGTATACGTCTTAATAGCTTTTTGTGATGTATAAAACTTTAAGTCAAAATATTTTTCATTGTACACGAAGTACGGAGCTTCAAAAAAATCTTTAACATTTATGTTTTCAAACCTTGAAAAGAAGTATGACAGTTTTGAAACATAGATATACTCTTCCTTATCTTCAAATCCTTCAAAGTTTAATCTATACTTAAATGGCTTATTGTTTAATTTACGACTAGTTTCAAGATAACAATTGTAAATGTATTGTTCTTTTGATGTCATTAAATTTTAAAATGGTTTTACTTTGTTTATAATTTTAGTTATGTATTTGCTCTTAGTAATTGATGGCTCAAATATAATAAATTTCCTTAAGGCTTCAAGATCGCTTTGTTCTGAAATACAAACCTTATAAAGTTTACGTAATTTTTCATCTTGCAATATTTTTGTAAAAATAGTTGCAAAATTTATTTTTTTCCCGTAATACAGATAACAAAACGTGCAAAAACTATAAAATGAATGTATTAGTTCTTCATCTTGAATTAAAATATACGGAGATTTATTAGATGTCTTCTCAACATTCATCAATCTCTAAATATTTATGAAGCCTTTTTCTATATCAACCTTTATTACTTAGCATTGCTAATGTATTAGTTATACTTGATTGGTCTCCTTGATTAGCTAAAGATTCATCCTCTGATACGGTCAATGTATTATAGTCCATTCTCATCGATGTTGTGCCAAACTTAGCACCAAATCGGTTTTTCATCATAGCCATCTTAACTATACCCAATTCTTTATCCTCATCATCTTGAAAAATGCTAATAATAACATCAGCAGTAGCTGCAAGCCCCATACTCTCACCGATAGTATCAAGTCCTGGGTTATTAACATTGTAGCCTGAACGGTTTAACTGAGTAGCAGTAATGATAGGGCAGTTAAAAACGTAAGTTAAAGCTCTTAACTGCTCAGTTGCGTACTTAATACGTTCATAACTGTTATTACCCAGGTTGCTTTTCAGTAGATTAATGTAATCTAACACAATAGCATCTATTTTAACCCCTGAACTTACAATACTTTTAACAAAAGTCTGTATTTGATGACATGTTACCGTACTAGGTGGAAACTCTTTGATAATGATTCTACAGTCTGGAGACGATTGACTTACCTCATCCATCTGTTGCTTAAGAGTAATAACTTCATCCCTCAAGCTTCTCATAGGTATTTTAGTTATATTAGATGAAAGTCTCTTAGCATACACTAGTTCACTCATTTCAAGTGAGATAATTAACACTGTTTTGTTCTGACTCGCTATGTTTGAAGCAATATTACCTAAAAATATACTCTTACCCACGTTAGTTTCACCTGCAAACACATACAAAGCCCTACCATTCTGTAAGAAACCACCGTCAATCTTTTCATCCAACCACTTCCACCTACTAGAAATTGTCGGTTGTTCCGTGTTAAGATCGTCTACCACTGCTTGAAAGTTAGTAAACAGGTCTAATCCAATATCGGTCTTAAGGTTAATATTGCAACTCTTCTCAAATTTATCGAGGATAAAGCTTGTATCTATCTTCCCCGATGAAACATCCTCAGCTACTTCAAGCATAGTAGTATAGATAGAGCGTTCTTTGATGTATCTTTCAGTACTATCAATCAATTCCTCAGAGTTTAAGTTTTTATCAATGTTGGACATTGCTCTTAACACTAGAATAAACGCATTCTTTACCTCATCAGTATTAATATACGTCTTTAATTCAGTAATAGTTGGTACTTGATTACGTTTTTCATAAAAAGCTTTGATAGTATTAAAGATTATCTTAATATTTTTATCTTTAAAGTACTCTGGCTTTATAAAATTGATGATATTAGACAAATACTTCTCGTCTGTTAATGCTTTGTACACCAAAACATTTTCAAACTCATCCAAATTGAGTTTTAGATCCATAATAAACTGTATTATACCTTATTTCCTTTAGACTATCAAGGTCTTGCCTGAAAATTGTTTGTATTTTTCCAAAAAATACGTTTGACCATCGGTCCATTCTTGCGTAACCGTTTTAAGCCCAGGAGAAGTATGAACAATTGGCATATCAACTACACCAACAGGTACTTTATTTAAAGCACACTCCATAGAAAAAATTAAATCATAAAAATGAAACTTAGCAGGGCAATTTTTATCAAAAATTACATTATCAGGTAGCTTATCGAGGTTTAAAATCATAAAAACCCCGTCAATTAGTAGCGCTTTACCAGGAACTGGCCCGTATGAAGTGTACATGTACTGTTTTTCATCGGCTCCATGAGCTACACATCCTCTTAACTTAGTACGTTCTGCCATTAAATGCCATAAAACAGGTTGTTTGACTGTGATAGACGTATTGCCTGCTACTCCACTAACTGTAAACATCTTTGCACACTCTCTAATTCTTTTATCAAAATCACTACAGTTAATGTAAACATCATCATGAACAAGAACTGCTATGTTAGTTTTAGTTTGTTTTGCAATTTTTATACCTTCATTGTAAACATACGGTAATGAATTTGTATTTTCTCCAAAAAATAGTACATTTTCAGCCCAATTGATACAATTTTTTACCATTGAACGGTAAATTAACGTATCCTTCAAAGACTTTTTTTGAGAAGCTATAATTATTTTATACGTCATCTTGAAAACGGTCTAAAGCTGTTTTAATTGGTAGTTCAAAAACGTAATCAAACGTCCCAAATTCATTTTTTTCTATTCTATAATTTTGCTGTAACACTTTAGTAAAAAATTGTACCCCTTCACTATTTTCTTCAGTGTTAACGTAATAATTCTTTACATAATGAGTGTTATTAAACAAAGAATGATGTATAAGTTTCTTTGCAATACCTTGTCCTCTGAAAGCTTTACCAGTCACTATGTAGTAAGTCTTTAAAGTATCGTCGGGTGCTTTTTTAGAGATGATAGCTTTGGCATGTATACCAGCAATAACATCACCTATCATATAAGCTTCAACAGGATGATTTTGCCACCAGTTTCTATCAGCCCAAAGATAACCAAACGTATTCATAATAAATGAATTTGTATTTTTATACACAAATTCCATTAACTTAAATTTATCTTCCGTGGTCGGGTTAGTAAAAATCTTTATCATAGTTCTAAAAATGGGGATTTACTCTTAAATGAGCCTACTGGCTTAGTACCTTTCTTAGTAAACTTATAGATTACACCTTCTTTTACTTCTTTAAAATTGTCTCCTTTTGTAGATGAAAAGCTATTTTTATCATAGAATAGCGTACTTCCTTGTCGTGCAATATAAACGTTTAAATTTTTTGTATCGACTATCCAAAGTCCGAAAGTACCTTCAAGCAAACTCAGTACATGCTCAATCAAAGCAATATCTTTGTAGTCTTTTTCAAAATGACTTAAAAGAGCTGGTATAATACTAGAATCTACTCTATTTTCATGTTCTGGTAAGTAATCAGCCTTTAGTTTTTCAAAATTAGTCAATACCCCATTATGTGCTACAACCCATTCCTTTGCAATAAATGGATGACTGTTATGTTCTTTCCATATTCTTTCAGAGCTAGTAGGAGCTTGATTATGGCCTAAGTATGTAAGCCCGTCAGGTAAGTTTATTTCATCCCAATCAAAGCAACCTTCAGTTTTAAATACATCGAAATTAGTTTCATCGAAATATATCAATCCTGAAGCAAAATTACCTCTCGTTTGATTAGCTTTATCTAAAACTTCAAACTTACTAGGTTTGAACGAACCGAATATGCCGCACATATATCGTTATTATAATATAATTCTATTGTATTTCAATAAATAATAGTATGAATTTTCTCTTTAGAAGTAGCTGGGTTAGTAATACGAGCCTTTTAACTGAACAAAATGAGTATATCCTCAATGAAAGTATAGCTCATATTATAAGTAAAGTAAAAAAGAAAATGGCAGCTGCTAAAATTGGTGTCCCGATTAGAGATTCAGCAATTTTCTTTTATAGATGGTTTGAAGAAAATTACCCTGAACTAGTACCTGATGAATTTAAACAAGAATTTAAAAACAAAAAACCTTCTTTCACCCAAGTTAATACGTTGATGGGTCATGTTTTTTTGAATGAGAAATTACCAGATAATTTTGGTGAAAAATTAGCAGATGAGTTTGAAAATTATTGTGATGAAAAAATAAAAATAGGTGATAAAGAATATGATAGTGTAACTGCTTACTTACTAGGTGTAGCCCTTGGTAGAGAAGGAAGGGGTCAAAATACTAGAGAACCAATTAAACGAAAATTTGGTACGTCTGAAGAAATTTCGCAAGCAGTTCAAGGAGCATTAGTTAAAAAAGATGAATCATTTAAAAAAGGTAAAAATTCTTTTGAAACTTTAAACTTAAATTTATCACCAGAAGAAAATCTATCATATGATGAGATGACTTCTGCAGGTAAACATTTGTATACTATTTTAAAAGGTGGTTTAAAATATAGAGTTACTTTAAAAAATAATAAAGGCGACAAAATATCTGTTAAAG